ATGAACGCCGCGGCCGCCCCAGTTTCGCGATTTTTTGCAATGGAGATTTCACTATGATTACGCCCCCAATGGTCCAACTATTGCTAGATGCCGGCTTTACTGACGGCTGGGCAATGGACGGCGAAAACCTTGTTTTGTGGGAACACGACGTAGACCCACCAGCACCACTAACACGACCAGAGGCACAAGATGCTCTGGCGGATTAGTTTTGTGGCGCTGCTCATCGGCAGTCTGCTCGTAGCTTGTGGCGATCGCGTCCGCCTTAATTGTGAGCCTCGAGTCAAGAACAAAGCCCCCAGTCTGGTCACCGAGACAACACAGATCACCACGGCCCCACAATACGGAGTAGGCGGAAAATGCTAAAGAAACCCGAACATCGACTTACTAACGAAGAAATAAAAGCGCGAATAGTTTTAATTGTCGCCGTCGGTCTAACCGCTTCTTTTGTGGGCTCAGTATTCACAATCTTGTACGGCCTTCTATTCGTGACGCAGCCCCAGCAGATGGCTGAGCTTGACTCGGCCCAAATAAATATCCTCAGCAGCATGTTGCTCACACTTTCGGGCGGGCTCATAGGGCTACTCGCCGGCAATGGCCTGAAAGACAAGCCGAAAGAAAAAGACGATGTACCAAACACAAAAAATTAAACTGCCCAAAGACCTTGCCGGCCACAAAAACGGGCAGCTGCCAGACGACTTACTAGCACCCGTACCCGGTGGCAAACTACACACATGCGCGGTACGCAGCTACAAACACATGTTGAACGCTGCTAAAGCCGACGGCGTGACACTCGCCCCCACATCAGCTGTAGACACCTACCGCCCGTACAAAATCCAGTACGACGCATTTATGCAGCGCTACTCACCCAAGCCAACAGACGACACTCGAGGCATCACTCGCACATTTGAAGGCGCAACGTGGTACCTGAAAAAAGGTATGGCACCGTGCGCGGCACCCGACCCCACGGGCGTTAAAGGATCAAACCACGGCTGGGGATTAGCTGTGGATTTTGCTAACGCCAGCGGAAAAACCTTCCAATGGCTTGTCAAAAACGCCAATCGTTTCGGTTGGTACATCGGCACCGGCGACCCCGCGAAGCCCGGCTTTGAGTCATGGCATTGGGAATACGTGCTAGGCAACGTCTGGGAACCACCCACCCCGATCGTTTGACCGGCAAGTACTTTTGTAACCATTTTGTAAACGTGCATGACTTCACAAATGGACGAATAGTCCGTATCGTGCGCCTATCGCAAATAGGCAGACATTCGGGGGAACAATGCCATTGGATCAGACCCATCTATCACTCATCATGGACCTTGTAGCCCATGAAGAAATGACCATAGAGACCGCCACCAAAGCCATAGCGCGACTAGCTGAACACGCCCGGATAATCGACTCCAGCGAAGAAGCACGCTTCCAAGCCCTCTACAGAGAAGACATGTCCGGCCATCGCATTGACAACTACCACCGACCTTGGAGTGCAGAAGACGTACACCTACTCAAAAAAATGCGGCGGAACGGCGAAGAGTTCTCCAAAATTGCCCGGCGCTTAAAACGCACCGAGCGCGGTATCCGATCACGCTGGGCGTTTGAGCTGATGCTCGAGCGCGACGCTGCAAGAAATGAACCCGCAAACGACGGGGCCTGGTTTTGCCCCCCCCCCCCACAGCGCGGCATAAACAATGCTTGACACATAATTTCACGCGTGTAAGATGACCGACAGATCACAAAACTGAATGTGACGGGAATGCTATATCGCTTATTATGGGCGGGGCTTGGAAAGTCCTATTCGATAAGCCATTTAGTTCCGTCAAAATCGCAAAACCCGACGATAAGCGACAGGACTAAAAAAAATGTTTGACCCAATACCAGCGCAAACCCAAGGTTTCCGCAGCTCGTTAAGTGTGTCCATAACAAAACCCTATACCAGTTCCGGCGACCCGATGAGCGCCCACAGTAAGGAGACTCTGATGCCTTTTGTCCCTCTAGCCGGGCGTTGCCCTGAAGCGTTTTAAGGCGCTGGCTGTCGTGTTCGCCCTCACCCTTTCAAACCCCCAGCAGGTATCGGCACGACCGACCTCTTGCCCACAGTTTGAAAAGTTGGCGCGCACGGTTGGCTGGCCTCAAGCAGAAATTGGCCGTTTGTCGTACGTCATGTATCGGGAGAGCCGGTGCAACCCAAAGGCATACAACGCCGCTGACCCTTGGGGCGGCAGCTACTCGTTAACCCAACTCAATGGGAGCAATAAAGGTTTTTTCATGCGCAAAAAAATTGTGCGTAAAAGCATGACCGAGTTATTTAACCCGACCCGCAACTTGACAGCTGCTCTCGCTCTTTGGCGTGAGTGTGGCTGGGCCTGCTGGGGATACACGAAAGGCAAGTAGTGAAAATACCCGACGAGAAACTCACTTCCGTACTCGACTTCTTTATCAACGGCGAAATGTCAAAAGCCCAAGCGATGCAAGCAATCAACCGTATGGCAGCCAACGCATGCGAAGCCGCAAAATCAGACGACCGTTCACAAAGCCTTATTAAGTACGCGCTGCCAGACAACGACTATGACCGCTGGACGGACGCAGACGGGCAACGCCTAATGAGTTTGCGCGCACAGGGCTACGCCTACGACATCATCGCCCGCGAACTACGCCGCACCACCCGGTCGGTACGCACCAAGTTTCTTGAAATACAAAACCAAGAAAAAGCCACCGCTCAACAGAAAGTAGAACAGCATGGTTAACCCGACTGACCCACTAGACAGAGCCCTTGCCAAACTCTGGTCAAACACCCGACCCAAAGGCACAGACATACTCATACGTAATCTGCGGGCTCACGCCTACAGCTACGCAATGGACGACCCCGACCTATGCGATGACCTACGCCAAGCAATCGGCAGGCTCGAGCACCCAAGCGCGGTACACCCATGCGAATAATCACAGGCGCGTTCGCTGTTGCCGGCGTAATGGCAATCTTTACTTTGGTCACCCTTTGGGCCACCGACTGGATCAGCAACCATGAGAACGGTTGGTACGAATAATGGCCGGCATCATTCACCAAAACGAGTACGAGCCCGACTCGTTGTTCTTCACTCCTAAAGCCCCTCTACTGCGCCGTAGCGCGCCAGTACGAAACAACGCGCCACACACTTCACGTGATGCAGCTGCAAACGTCTTGGGCAAAACAGGATCACAGCGCTACCGCATCTACCACCATGTTAAGCGTTTTGCTGGCGGTCTCACCTCTGACGAAATCAGCGAACACATGAACATACCCGCCCAGTCTGTTAGTGCGCGTGTAAACGGTTTGCACCGTGACGGCTGGCTAGTCGACTCCCAGTTAACACGCCCCACTCGTTACGGCGGGCGCGCAATCGTATGGGTGGCAGCAATATGAGCTTTGACCTATCAAACTACGTAGACGTAAAGACACGACTCAAGCAAGCACTCAAAGTGTTTCCACAATTGCGCGTCGTAGAACACCGCCCAGAAATCACCGCTGTTGGCGACCAGTTGTTCATCGAATGCTCAGTAACCGTGAGCCGTGACCCTGACGACCCGATCCCAGTAACCGCTTACATGTTTGAGCCATACCCCGGCAGAACAACATTCACGAAACTGTCAGAGCAAGCCAACGGCGCGACTTCAGCGCTGGGGCGTGCTTTGGGCTACATGGGCTTTGGCATAGACGTATCTATAGCCAGCAGCAACGAAGTAATGGGCCGCCAACAAGCAACTGCTCAACACGACCCAAGCGAACCAGCAGAACCCGGGCCACGCGTCACCCAAATAACGCAACGCAAACAGTTAGGCAGCGCAGCCAGCAACAACGGTGGCGCGACCGCTAACCAAATCAAAATGCTTGCCCAAATGTGTGTAGAGCGCGGGCTGGACTTTGACCCTGAAGCCCCACTCACCTACTCAGAGGCAAAAGAAATGTTTGACACGATCAAGCCAATACCGAAGGTGAAGTGATGAGCAACGTAGACCAGATGCCGGCTGAGCAAGCCCTTTGGGCGTACTCGAGCATGCTCTATGACAGCAAGCAAGCACGTGAGCTGCTGAGGCGCGAACTGAACATAGTGATACAGCAGTACGGCGAAATGACAGCCGAACGCAACTACTGGAAACGACAAACAGAACTACTGCGCGAAATCTTCATAGGTGGCACCGATGCCGAAAAGTAACTACCCCGGCATCACAGAGTCCGCCCTACTCAAGCAAGTAATGGCTATCGGCAAACTGCGCGGCTGGCTCATCTACCACGCCCAACCATCACAAGTCGAAGGCCGCTGGGCCACACACTTCATTGGCGATGCCGGCTTCCCAGACCTTTGCATGGCACACCCCACAGGTGGCTTGCTGTTTGCAGAACTTAAGGCTGGACGCAACAAACCCACTGACGCACAGCTGCGGTGGCAACGCGCGCTTCACGAGTCCAACTTTGAATGTTACGTCTGGTACCCACATGACCTTGACGCAATCATCGAAAGGCTCAGCGACATTTAGGCGCGCATGAACATACAACTGAATAGAACGCACTTAGACCATGTAGGGAATTGCACTCTGCTGGTAACACACGGAAACGTGGGTAGAGCGCCCTGCCTGAGAGCAGAGCGTGCAGCGTCCAAACGTCACAAATGCGAATGGTGTCCGTCCAAAACTATGAAACAGCCGGCAGCCAGAGAGACATTCTCAAAGTGTGGGGGGACGTAGTGAGAGAAACCCCAAGCAACAAGCAAGAGAGCAAGCGGCATCGCGCGCTAGCGCAAGCAGCATTGCGCGTGAGAGGAATAGGAACATGAACAACGACCAGCCAAAGAAACGCAGCACCAACTCAACAGAGTTCAAACGCAACAGAGCAATACTCCTAGCTGATGAACCAGCCTGCCATTGGTGCGGAATAGCGCGAGCAACAGAAGCCGACCACCTACTCGAGCATGATGCCGGCGGAAGCAATGACATAACCAATCTGGTGCCGGCCTGCAAGCCATGTAATGCGCGGCGCGGTCAGGCTTACCGTGTACGCAAAGAACGCGAAAAGAATGGCGTATTAGACGTAAACACTCAGAGCGTTTTTTATGGAGAGCAACGAAAGCCCCCGCATCCTTTAAACCCTATATTTTACAAGGAAAACGCCGAACTGGCGGTAACTGGCCACGCTCAGCCCAGACTGGAAACGACCACAAACAGTGACGGCCTATCGTTCGCTGCCGACATTGGGGATTTTGCAGAGAAGGTTCTCGACGTGAAATTGCAACCGTGGCAGCTGCGCGTAATCGCCGGGCAAACAGAATTAGACAATGCTGGCAACTTCATTAACCGTGTTTCGCTGGTGAGCGTTGCGCGTCAGAACGGCAAGACAACTGCAATGGCTGCACTCATCGGCTGGTGGCTTTGTACCCAAGGCGGCCACCGGGGAAAACCCCAAACTGTCATTACATGTAGCCACCAGTTAGATTTATCCACCGCGCTGTTCAAATATCTAGCGCCCATTCTTGGGGCCAAGTTCAATGCCAAGATTTCTTGGTCGTACGGTCGAATGAACCTTGAGATGCCAGACGGCAGCACTTGGCTCGTGCGCGCCGCTACCCCACAAGCCGGCCACGGTTACAGCGCCGACCTTATTTGTGTTGACGAGGTATGGAGTGTGAGCGAAGCCGCAATAGATGAAGGTTTGCTACCGTCTCAGCGCGCAAGGAAAAACCCGCTTATGTCTATGTGGTCAACTGCCGGCACACCCGAGTCAAAAGCCATGTTGCGTTGGCGCGAGCAAGGCATACGCGCAATAGACAACAAAGAGCACGGCCCGTTGTATTTTGCCGAGTTCAGCCCCCCGAGCAACATAGACCCAATGACAGAAAGCGCTTGGATTTACAGTAACCCCGCCCTTGGTTATACCCTCGACATGTCGGTGATTAAGGCTGAAGCCAAGGCACCAAACCGCAACGCGTTTTTGCGCGGCTCGGTAAATACGTGGACTAGCTCACACTCAGGCTGGTTAGAAAACGGGCTATGGGAAGCCTGCCTATTTGACGGCGAAGTCCCAGCTGGTGGCGTACTCGCTATCGAGCAATCCATAGATGAAGCCCGGTACGTCGGCGTGCGCGCCGTCCGGGCAGATACCAAAACCGTCATAACTACCGCTTTTGACGTAGACAACATGGCCGAAATGTGGGCGTGCGTTGACCGTGAAGTAGAACGCGCCCCGCAGCTACGCATAGCCATAACCCCAGTACTCGAGACTCATTGCCCCCCCAAGCATGAACGCCGGCGCATCATCGTCGGGTACCGCGAACTACTCAAATGGACGTTGGCCGTGCGGTCGCTGATCGTAGAAAACCGCATCGGGCAGACCGGCGAGAAACTACTTGCTGAGCATGTCGAGCGCGCCGTCATGATTAAACACCAAGGCAGCGTTGCCCTTTCCTCTACCCGATCACCCGGGCCCATTGAGTTAGCCCGCTGCATGGTCTGGGCGGCAGCTCTCGAGTCGCGCCCCAGCTCTAGCGGTAAGCCAATGCTCGTAATTACAAAGTAGTTGCATTTGCAACAATATGTATTAAAGTGTTGTTGCGTCGTTGGTTTTCGTCGGGAAAATTGACGGCGCACTCATTCCCGGCACTTAAAAAAAGGTAGACCGGCGTGGCTATTTTTGGCAAAAACAAAACCGCAGCAATGGGCGCGAGTATTGAGCCCGAAATTAAAGCAGCTGTAGGTTTTGCCAATACCCCCGGTATTTCCAATAACCCAGTAAACAACTTCTTTAACTTCATCGAAGGCGAACGACGCGGGGCCGCAATGCAACTGGCTACCGTTTCCCGCGCTCGAGATTTGCTCGCTTCAGTTATCAGCTGTATGCCACTCAAAATGTACGGCGAAATGTGGAACGAAGCCGACGGCGAAATGGAAGAAATGCCATTAGCCCCCCGTTCTTGGATGCGGCAACCCGACCCAAGCGTCACATACAACTTCATTATGGCGTGGACTCTTGACGACCTGCTCTTTTACGGTCGCGCATACTGGTACATACAAGAGCGCACAGCTGACGGTTTCCCGAGCAAGTTCAAACGCCTACCAGTCGGCAGTATCACTCTTGGCGACACAGTAAGCACCGTGCCATTCGGCCCGTCACAAGACATTTACTTCGCTGGCAACCCGATGGACTCTAAAGACATTGTGCAGTTTCTGTCGCCCATTCAAGGCATCGTTTACTCAAGCCAGCAGACCATTGCGACCGCGCTCAAGATCGAAGACTCGCGTTACACATATGCTCGGAGTTCCATTCCTTCTGGCGTGCTCTCCCAGACCGGTGGCGAGCCTTTAAGCGCCCAAGAATTAGCAGACCTTGCAGCTGCATTTAACCAAGCCCGCTTAACTAATCAGACAGCCGCGTTGAACGAGTACTTAAAGTATGAGCCTTCTACAGCGACCCCAGACAAAATGCTTATGATCGAAAGCGCTCAGTACAGCGCTCTTGACCTAGCGCGCCTATGCGGAGTTCCCCCTTACCTCGTAGGCGTGTCTACTGGTGCTTACGCATACACAAGCTCTGAACAGTCTCGCGCTGACCTTTACATCTTTGGCGTAAAGCCTTACGCGGACTGCATCGCCAGCACACTCAGTATGAACAATGTTTTACCTCGTGGTACCTACGTGAAGTTTGACGTAGACGACTACTTGGGTGAGAACTACGTAGCCGACGCTATGCCCACAAACCAGCCACAAGAAAACACTCAAGAGGAGATGGCATCGTGATTAGATTAACCACCAGCACTTTTACTGTTGACGCGGCAGCCGCCGACGGCACCGAAAAGCGCACCATTACCGGTATCGCGTTGCCTTACAACACCACGGCCACCGTCTCTGGTGGGCAGGAAGTCTCATTCTTACCGGGCAGTTTGCCAGTCGAAGGCAAAGCCCCAAAGCTCTACATGAGCCATGACTCAACACAAGCCATCGGTCTTGTCACTGAGCGCACAGCTGACGCAACAGCAATGTATTTCACCGCCAAAGTATCCACCACCGCACTTGGCGATGAAGCTCTAGTGCTCGCCGCCGACGGCGTGCTCGACTCTGTAAGCGTCGGCGTAAACCCGACCGACTTCTCTTACAGCGAAGATGGAGTAATGATCGTCGCCGCCGCCGACTGGTTGGAGTTATCGCTCGTGCCGCAGCCAGCATTTGCGGGCGCAACCATAACAAAAGTCGCAGCGTCCCTAGCGGACGATGAGAATATATGTAATAATGAAACTCAGGTACCCGACGAACCTGCCCCACTCGTCGAGGAGACCCCAATGGAAATAGTCCCAACCCCAGAAGTTATTGAAGCAGCAGCACCAGTTTTTGCTACCGCTAAGCGCGAACCACGTCTACCAAATGCCGGCGAGTTTGTCGCTGCAATGCACAAAGGTGGCGAAGTAGCAGCAGCTGCACAGCGCGTGTTTGCTGAATACCGCGCATACCACAAGTCACCAATTGAAGCAGCGGCTGGCGACAACGTGCTCAGCAATGACGCAGGTATCGTGCCGGTTCCCATCTTGGGCCCTGTGTTCCGCGACATTAACTACATCGCACCAGTACTTAGCGCACTCGGCACACGCGCGATGCCAAACTCTGGTAGCGGCGCTACGTTTATCCGCCCTACATGGACAACTCACCCAACAGTCGCACAGCAGACGACAGAACTCACCGCAGTATCAGCAACCACTGCCGTCATTGCAAGCAACACCGTTACAAAAGTAACTTTTGCTGGTAGCGCCCAGTTGTCATACCAAGTATTGGACTTCACAGACCCAGCAGCAATGCAGATCATTGTGCAAGACCTTGCAGGCCAGTACCTCACCGCGATTGACAACTATGCAGCAGACAACTTGCTTGCAGCTGCAACTTCAGCCGGCGTGTGGGACTTGTCAGTCACTGACCTTATGAAGTCGATCTACGATGCAGCAGTCGTTACAAGTGCAGCAACGAACTTCTTGCCAACGCACATTTTCGTTGACCCTGCAACGTGGGCTCTCATGGGCCAGCTTGTCGACACGACTAACCGCCCAATTTTCCCAAGCATTGGGGCACCGGGCTTGAATGGCCAGAACAGCCTTGGCGCTGGGCAGGCCACCTCGTGGTCGGGCATGAACCCACTCGGCTTGCAAATTGTTGTTGACAACAAGTTCGCTGCAAAAACAATGGTGATTATGAACGAGAACGCATTTGAGATTTACCGCCAAGACCGCGGCATGCTCACCGTTGAAGTTCCAAACACCTTGGGCCGTCAAATGTCAGTGTTCGGTTACGCAGCAACATTCGCTGCCAACTCGAACATGATTCAAAAAATTACTCAGGCTTAACCAGAAGGCGGGCTACCGCCATGGCGGTTTACTCAGTAACCCACAAGCAGCTACTCGACAACTACGGCGTACTGCAACTATTAACCACGCCCGAACTACAGGCTGGTGAAACCATTACGGTCGCGAGCGTTGACGCAACATTCAACGGCTCGCGCACCGTATATGCACGCCCCGAGTATCTATACATCGGCACCGACGCTGAAGGCGATTTAGTATTCGACTACAACGTCACCATAGAAAACCAAGTGCTGTTTGCGCTCACGGGCACAGACGTAACGCGCACAGCAGCGACCGGAACTATTACCCACTCGCCTACTTGCACGTGGATTACAGCCGGACAAATTGAGGACTGGCTCGGAATCGGCACAGCGACGGCCGCAGACACCAGTTTCTTAACTCAATGCGCAGCTGCCGCAAACAACTTTTGTTATAGGCGCAGGCAAGAGGCAGGCTGGACAGACCTGCTTGGCACAAGCCCGGGCGGCGACGTGACGTTAGGAACTATCCAATATGGGGGAATGTTATATAGACAGCGTGGCAGCATCTCAGACTTTTCGTCTTTTTCAGATGGTGGCGCTACGGCGGTCACGGGCTTGTCAGGCATCATAAAACAACTGCTTGGCATAGACAGACCACAGGTGGCATAACTCATGTCTACGGCATTCACAGACCTGTTTAACGAGGCTCTAGACGACCTCACTACCACGCTCACCGCGGTAACTGGGCTACAAGTAGTGAACGACCCGCGCAACCTCGTGCCCCCTTGCGCATTCATTGACGCGCCAAGCTTTGAAGCCATTAACTACAACATCGTAAAAATGACTTTTCCGGTGCGTTGCATCACCCTTGGCCCGAACAACTTGGACGCTCAACGCTCACTTATGAACCTTGCCAGCAAAGTCTTGGCAGCAAACGTGGGCCTTACTGACGGTCGCCCGACTATCGCAATGATCGGCGGCGCTGACTACCCCGCTTATGACCTGACAATAACCATGCAAGCGCAAACCTCTTAGGAGAAAACCATGTACGAAATTATTAGTGCTCGACTCGGTACACCGGGCGACACGTTCACCCCAGACGATGCAACCAATGTTGAGGCACTTCTTGACGGCGGTTTCATTAAAGAAAAAAACCCCACGAATAATGCAAAATCTGTTAAAGTAACCCCTAGCCAACAGGTACCCGACGACCTACAAATCGACACGGAGTAAACCATGGCAACAAGCACTTACCTTTCAGCACCAGTAGTCACTGTTAACTCGGTGGATTTAAGCGATCAGGCTACTAGCGCCGTCATCACAAGAGTTATTGAATCACTTGAGTCTTCTAGTTTCGCAAGCAATTCCCGCACCTACACGGCCGGCATGGAGAACTCGACAATTACTGTCACGCTTTACAACTCGTATGCAGTAACCGAAACATACGCAACGCTTAAAGCTCTTGTCGGTACACAAACGACAGTAACCATCAAGCCAACAGTTGCGGCCACTTCAGCAACTAACCCAATACACACTTTGACCGGTTGCTACTTGGAGTCGTTGCCACTTGTCAACGGACAACTTGGCGCACTCGACACTATCGACATCACCTTTACTGGTGGCGTTTACAGCGTCGCAATCGCATAACAAACAGAAAGCAGACCCGACATGCAGCTACGGCTCAGCGTCAAAAAAACTAACGAAGAAGCCTACGAAGTTGAAACGTCCCTAGCAGTAATCGTCGCTTGGGAACGACGCTTCAAAAGGCGAGCCAGCGATCTAACAAACGGCATCGGTATGGAAGATTTGGCGTTCATGGCTTACGACGCAAGCCAACGCGCCGGCATTGTTGTACCGGCAGTGTTTGACACATTCATTAACAGTATTGAAAATCTAGAAATTGTCGAGACAACACCCGCAAACCCTACGCAAGCGGAACCGTCCGCAGACAATTAGCAGAACTTTTACTACATGCAAGCTGGTGGCCGCCACACATCGAGTTTGACTCACAAGACTTAGCAACCGTCATAGACATACTAGAAAGGCAGCGCAAACAAAATGCCCGCACAAGCTAGTTATCAAATCTATGGCATACAAGAGACCCTCGCAGAGTTAAACAAAACCGACCGTGTGTTTCGCCGGCAGATCACTAAAGACATTCAGGCTGGTGCAGGCACAAAACTTGTGACAGCTGCGCGCCAGTTCATACCAACAAAGGACCCGCTATCTGGCATGGGTCGTGGCAACATGATTAAAGGCCGTGACGGTACCGGTTGGTCACGCAACCGGGTACTGGCTGGTATCCGTACCGTGGTCGGCAAACGTGGGCAACGTGCCCGCACCGTCAATTTCTCTAACGGTCGCACAGCAGACTACAAAGCAACGCAGTACCAGTTGCTTGTATTGCAACAACGTGACGCTGCCGGTGCCATTTGGGATCATGCCGGCATACGTGGCGGTAGCCAATTTGTGAGCAACCTTATTGCTGAAGGCGAACACGTCGGCCCGACAACACAGCCCCGCGCGCTCGAGCCCGCAGCCATGTCGGTACTCCCAGCTGTGGAAAAAGAAGTAGAGCAAATCCTGCAAAACGTGATGCGCGAAGTTAACCGCAACCTAGTAACGACAAGAGCGCGCTAATGGCTATCAACATTCCAATAATTTCGTCTCTCAACACGAAGGGATTTGATTCCGCCAAAAAAGAGTTTCAGAGCTTGCAGGGTTTTGGCGCTAAGTCCGGCTTTCTGCTCAAGCAAGCAATGGTGCCCGCAGCTGGTGCCGTCACCGCTCTTGCCGGTGGTCTTGTCATGGCAGCCAAAGCAGCTATTGAGGACGAGAAAAGCAGCAAACTTTTAGAGACACAGTTGCGCGCAACACTTGGCCCTAACCAAGCGCTGGTGGATAGCGTCGCCGCTTTTGTTGACCAGACGCAGTTAGCAACTGGCGTGGCCGATGACCAACTTAGACCAGCCTTGTCTGGTTTGGTCAGATACACGGGCTCAGCCAGCAAAGCCCAAGAGTTACTTAACCTTTCACTCGACGCGTCAATAGCCACCGGCAAAGACCTGAGTGCAGTTTCCACCGCCATCGGCAAGGCTTACGACGGCAACTTCACAGCTCTCAAAAAGTTGGGTGTGCCACTCGACGAGAACATCATCAAAACTAAAGACTTCAAAGCAGCACAAGAAGCCCTCACCGCACAATTCGGTGGTGCGGCAGCTGCGAACGCAAGCACATACTCTGGCCGGCTGGAAATACTCAAGGTACGTTTTAATGAGCTGGTTGAAAGCATTGGTTACAAGGTGCTACCAAAACTTGGGCAGCTGCTCGACTACGTAGACAAACTAATAAAGATCATGGACGACCGCGGGCTGGGCGGTGTGATCGGCGAACTTGGCAGCAAACTAAAACGGTTCATTGACCCGGCAAGCGCACTCTCGGACGTGCTCAAAAAGAACACCAGCGACTCTAAGAGTTTCTTAGACAACATGAAACAAGGCGGCGTGAACGCCATTAACTTTGGCTCAAGCGTTCTGAACCTTGGCGGCAAAGTCTTAGGGCTCAGTTTTAATATCGGCAAACTTAAAACCGATACCGACAAGCTCAACGAGTCACTAGCCAACGCGTACACAAACACCAAAGCATGGTCGGACGTACTACTACAACTTGACCAAGACCAGAAACGCGCCAACTACCAAAAAGCCGTAGACATTGAACAACAACGCCTCGCAAACCTCGAAATTGCTAAGAGCACCGCCAGCACCAAAAAGGCTACAGAGGCCGCCAAAAAGGCAGCAGAGGCAACCAGCAAACACGCAGAGTCAGTACGCCTACTCAAAGAGGCATACGACAATGCGGTGCAAACAGTCAAAGACAAGTTTTCCCCAGCGCTTATGCGCGCCAACGAGCAACTGACCAAAGCCACCGATAACTACAACGCATTCTACAACGCCACCGCAGACGTAGTGCGCGGCATATTCAATGTTGGTGACGCATGGACAACCGCAGCTGACAGCGAAGGCGCAAAAACATTCTTTGGCGTACTTGACGACCAAGCCAAAAAGGCTGGCGAACTAGCCACCGGCATAGAAGACCTAATCGCTGCCGGCCTAGACGATCCCGAACTACTCAAGTCAATTCTTGCCTCTGGGGCTGACGTAGGGCTCGAAATAATCAAAGGCTTACTTGCCGGCGGTAAAGCGTCCATAGACCGTCTAGTAGGCATCTCTACAACGATCAACGCAGCAGCAGACCGTATCGCCAAACTCACAGCCGATAAATGGTTCAAGTCAGGTGTCGACCAAGCCACCAAAATTGTTGAAGGCGTTAACAGCATCATTGACAACACAGAGTTTTTGCTGCAATTTGCGTTAGACCCCCAAAGCGTCGCTCTCATCGGCGAACAGTTAGACGCACAACTCGGCGGCGTATTTAATGGCGGGCCAACACCAACACCGACCACCAACCCGTTCGGCCCGATCCTTGGCAGCATCAACGCCGGCGCGGGCAACCAATACGGTGGGCGCGTATCAGCTGCCAGCGTCGATACTTCTAATGTGACTATCAACGTAAACGGCGGCGACCCAAACGCAGTAGTAAGCGCGCTACGCGCATACATGCGCACCAACGGCAGTGTGCCTATTCGAGTAAGTAACGCTTACTAATGGCCGTACAAAGTTTTCAAGTTGACGTAGAAGGCGTATCTGGCACACCAGCGATCACTTTAAGCAATGTGCAAAGCATTAACTTTAAGACTGGTCGCGAACGACAGTTAGACCAGTATGCGAGCCTCAGCGGCACTATTGTTGTACGCCAACCGACAGCGCCGAACTCAGTCATAAAACCCGGTTCAACTGTCAAAGTGACATGGAACGACGGCGGTATTTATCGCAGCCAGTTTTCTGCCAGCATTTCTAACGTGCAGCTGACGTACGGCATACCGTATGCCGGTGGCGTGGCAAACGCTGACTACTTGACCATCAGCCTTGAAGGGTATTTAGCGCGTTGCGGTAGGGCTAGCGGAGAAAATTACGCAATGGCAGCAGCGACTATTTCGGCCCAAACCACAGCCGCGAGCACAGCCAGCGGTCTCACAATTTCGTACGCAAGTAGCGGCACCGGGCCAGCAATGGCAGCGACGACTGTAAGCGGCACTTGGGGTGACTGGATCAACAGCGCTTGCATAACAACTAACGGCCGTATGCGCGAAGCATTTAACGGCGTTTCTCTCTTTTCCCCGTTTGGTGCACAAGTAGCAAACATCAATTTTAGCGACACGACAAACAACGCCAGTTTTCAAGTGTACGACAATATCGAGTTTGCAAGTTACGCCGACAACTTCTACAGCCAAGTAAGTGTTGACCCTGAGTCTTTTGCCACCCAGACCGTGCAAACAGGCTCACGCCCTTACCGCACGTATACGGTAAACACGCTCAACGCCTCTACGGGACAAGCAACGGATTACGCAAACTATCTGTTAAACAACTTCACAGCAGCGCCTTTAGCCATCACATCTTTCTCGTGCTTGGCTAACGCGCAAAACTCTTTCAAGCTGTGGAACTTGGCTACTAGCGGCGGTTCTCTAGAAATTGGCACATGTGTAGGCGCACAAGTAAGCGTTGTGTTTCGTGGCACCACCTACCAATGCATTATTGAAGGCGCGGCCTTTACAGCTGTACCGGGCGAAGCTCGATACACGTATTACGTTTCGGCCGCCGACCTTAATGCTTACCTAATTCTTGACAATGCAACTTTTGGCAAACTTGACTACAACAGACTGGGGTACTAATGGCAACACCAACAAATTTACCGGCAGCGCAAACGACGGGCAACGTCCTAACTGCTGCATATATGAACGACTTGCGCGGCGCGTTTCGCATTTTGCAAGTAGTGGAAAGCGCAAACGACACCACATTACGTTCAACAACTTCAACAACTTTTGCCGATAGTGGCCTTACTTTGACAATCACGCCACAAGCAAGCACTAATAAAATTTTGTGCGTTTATGTTGTCAATGGCTATGCAGGAGGTGCAACAACTGGACTTGGCATAAGACTTTTGCGAGGCGCGTCAACTGCCGTTGGTGTTGATTATGACAACGGTTATGGAAGCGCAAGCGGAAACGCATTTAACACGATGTTGTATTACATAGATTCACCGGCCACGACTTCGGCTACA